TTGTGGACGAATTTTTAGCGGATGCAAACGCCGCCCCGCTTGTATGTGCGCATAATATTTACTTTGATAGTTCCATGTTGAAAGCAAACGTTTTGCGCTATTGTGGACGGGAATATTACGACGCACACGTTGAGGACGCATTGCACAAAGGCAAACGAATTGATACAATGATGAAAACTATTAGGTTTGTCGGTGCATTGTACGCCAACGGGCGACCGGGTAAATACCCAAAATTAGAGGAATTATATAGTAAGTTGTTCCCCGGCGAAACATTCCCGGCGCATGACGCATTGGAGGACATACGGGCGTTGCGTCGTTGCGTCCCGGAATTGGTTAATTTGGGGATTATTGAGTTAGCGCAAAAGGAATACCCGGCGGAACAACTCAAAGCCCAATTTGAGCCGGAAAAGCCCAAAGGCGGGCGCAATATTGAGTTCCACGACCCCAACCCGGTAACGGAACCAATCGGAACCGGGGAACCCGTCCCGGAACCAACCCCGGAACCGGAACGCCCGGCGGTTCCGTCGAATAGTAAGACACGGGAATTATTGGACGAAACAGAATTTTAAGTTATAAAACCGTCCGGGCGTATTCCCGGTAACAATCAAATAATTAAAAAATGAGCGAAGAAAAAAAAGCCGCAAACGTTATGTTGATACCAAGCGAAAAGGCGTTTGCATTGTCGAAAGTCAAGACATTAAAGGACGGCGGGTTAGACGTACATTATGAAGTTACCGAAACAATCGGTAATGAGAGTTACACGAACAAATACCACGTCGAAAGTGCAAAGGACATACACCCGGATTTGCGGGATTGTTTCGACCGTTTGCGCCCAATCATGGGACGGATTTTTAATATTACGTCCTTTCTTTCAATGGTTGAAACGTCCGATTTCAAGGCAACCAAAAAGCAAAGCGAATTATCACGGGATTTTGCCGACGAAATGTTGAAAAACATAGAGGTTCGGGGCGTGTCCTTTTCCGGTCAAGACGATAACGTAGGGGTTGTTTTAACCGGGTTGTTTACCGTGTCTAACAATCAGAAAACCGCAATCAATTCGCCCCGCCTTAAATTCAATACGGAAACGTTCGGGTTTGAGGAAGAATTAGAAGAAATTGCCGCCGACATTGAAACCGAGGTTTACGCATTTCTTTTCAAGGGCAAAAAGGCGCAATTGGAATTGTTCGGGGCTGACGGCGAACCCGCACCGGGTTTGGTCGCAGAGCCGGAAAAGGAGGACGGATTGTTCCCGGAGGTCGGCGACCCGGCTAACGAGGACGACCCGGAGGACGAAACGGCGGATATGTAAGCAATGGAGCCGATATTGCTAACTGACCGGGAAGAATACCAATTTGTAACCGATAGGGGGTTTTGCCCCCTATTGGATTACAAGCGGTTTACAATGGATATTCGTTTGCGGGTCGAAATACAACGGGAATTGTTCGGACATTGCGTTTTCGGTCGTGGCAACATACCGCAAGCCAATGAACGTTTTTTTAGGTGGGTTTGGGAACATAAACCGCACCAATGCGAAGAATGTTTGAAGCCATTGCACAACTATTCCGCCGTATATTGTTCGCATATATTGACCCGTGGGGCATACCCGGAGGCGGCGCACGATGCAAGGAATATAAATATACTTTGCTTTGAACACCATAGCCAATGGGAAAACGGAGATAAAAGTAAAATGCGAATATTTCCCGGAAATGTTCGGACGATGGAGTTAATAAAAAAAGAGTATGGAAGTTTGGAAAGAGATACACGGATATAACGAACGTTACGAGGTCAGCAATTACGGGCGTGTTCGTTCTAATGATATGATTATAAACGGTAGGTTACAGAATTGCCACCATAAAAAAGGGCGCATATTGAAACCGCATACCGATAAAGAGGGATACAAAGGCGTTGTTTTATGTGTCAATCAAAAACGCAAAACGTTTCGGTTACATAGATTAGTTGCGGCGGCTTTTATTCCGAACCCGGACAATTTGCCGGAAATCGACCATATCGACGGCGACAGAGCCAATAATCATGCGGACAACTTACGTTGGAGTACCCGGAAACAAAATGCCAATAATCCAATAACCCGGAAACGGGTTGCAGTTTCTAAAATAGGAGAACGAAATCAGAATTATAAGAAATGAGAACAAAAAAGAGAACACCCGATTACGGGGCAATTTCCCGCCGTTCAATCAAAAATGATTTCAGACGGGCACAAACATACCCGGAAAGGGAGAAACGCCCGCAAATCGAAAATCCGCCCGAAATAAATGCAGAAAGACGGGTTTTGTTTGTTGGCGAAAATTCAGGTTATTACAAATTGCGTTCTTTCATTGTTGGTAAATTGGTTCGATTAGTTCAAAAATCAAGCGTCGGCGGTTGGGTTTGTGAGTTCGTACACGACGACGACCGAAAAGCGATAAACCATGCCGCCGGATGGTCGGACAATAAGAAACAATATTTGTTGGATTGCGTAAAATTCAAGTGACATGAAAATAAAATCAAAAACCGGATATAAAATTGCGTTATACACGTTCGTGACGTTAACGGTTGCGTCTTATATGTGGGCGTTGTATAGTATCATTGTTTGGATAATTAAAGCGTTTTTTGTATGAGTGTAAACAAGGTTATTTTGATGGGACATACCGGGAAAGCCCCGGATTTTAGGGAGTTCGACAACGGGGGTTGCGTGGCGACCTTTTCGTTGGCAACCACGAAACGAGGTTATACCACAAAGGACGGGCGGCAAATCCCGGAGCGTACCGAATGGCATAACGTCGTATTGCAAAACGGGTTGGTAAAGGTCGCCAATCAGTACGTCAAAAAGGGCGACAAACTGTATATTGAGGGCGAATTGAGAACCCGGAGTTATGACGATGCGCAAGGCGTCAAACGGTATGTTACCGAGATAGTCGCAACCGATATGGAAATGTTGACCCCGAAAGCGACCGGAGCCGGAACGCAAGCCCCGCCGCCGCCCGTGCCGGATGCACCCGCCCCCGACAGGACCGACGATTTACCGTTTTAATCTGTTTGAGTATGGGAGCGATAAACGGACGGGTTATTTACAGCCCAAAAGGTAAAGCCGGGGAATACGCCGAGAACGCCGCCAATTTCTTTGTCGGTTGTTCCAACGGTTGTACTTACTGTTATTTGCGCAAAGGTCGTGGCGCAAAGGTATTGGGAGGCAGTCGCCCGGAGTTGAAAAAGACGTTGCGGGAATATCCATACGCTTTGGATATTTTCAAAAACGAATTGTTGGCGCATAAGGAGGAATTGCAGAAAACGGGGTTATTCTTTTCGTTCACGACCGACCCGTTGTTGCCGGAAACGGAACGGTTGACCCGTCAAGCGGTCGGCGTATGCCAACGCCACGGCGTCCCGGTTAAGATATTGAGCAAATGCGCCGAGGGGTTGAACCGCTTCATTGATTTTGCCGAGGCGTCCGAGGGTTGGGACGTGTCCCGTATCGCTTTGGGCGCAACGTTGACAGGTTGCGACGAATTGGAGCCGAACGCCGACCCAAATATGATGCGGGTTAATGTGTTGGCACGGGCAAAACGCCACGGGTTCCGCACCTTTGCAAGCGTGGAGCCAATCCCGCCGGGAATGTACGACCGGGCAATTGGGATAATCAAATTGTCGTATCCGTTCGTTGACCTGTATAAAATCGGGTTGCAGAGCGGCGGCAAATATCCGAAACGGGAAATACGATTGATTTACGACACGATTAAGGAACATTGGGAGGGACGCCCGGAACAACCCCGTATCTATTGGAAAGATAGTATTGTTAATCCGCTGGGGATTGACCGGGGAGAATTGCCGGGGTATTGTGTCCCTGTTAATTGGGATTTGTTTAACAATGAAAAGTGAAATACGGGTTGAGGTTTCGCCGATTGCCGATTGGTCGGAGTAAGGACGGACGGCGATGTTGTCGTTATCATTTACGAGCCAATCCAAAACGTCCGGCAAATTGGATTTATCCATTACCCGGAACCCGACGACGAAACCGAGGAACCCGAAAATAAAAAGTAAATATGCAGTACAGCAATAAGGATTACAACCCGGAAAAACACGACCGTTGGCGTGCGTTGACCGTAAAACAGCCATACGCAAATGATTTGGTAACGGAGGCGTACAAGGACGAAAACGGTATTGTTTACGGGAAAAAGACAATTGAAGTTCGGAGCAAAAACACGTCATACCGTGGCGACGTGCTGATATGTTCCGCAGCGTCCCCGGTTTATCCGGGAATGGAAAGCGGCGTTACTTTGGGATTGGTTGAGTTGTACGACGTAAAGCCGATAAAAGAGTTTACGCCGGAGGATTGGGAAAACACCCGGATTCCAAAGGAAAAGAGGGCGAAAATAACAAAGGGGTACGGGTGGTTGATGCGCAACCCCCGCCGGGTTATTGAATTTCCGGTTAAGGGGCAATTGGGTATCTATAATCTCGTATATACCAAAGGCGTAATAACCGAATACCCACGGGCGTTGGTAGTTGATAAACAGAGTTACGAATTATTAAACAGAAAAGGAAATGAGTAAAAAACAAGTTGGAATTATCCGCAACAATGGCGACGTACATACGGCGCAAATTGGGTTTCATATCGGACGGGTTGGCGTATCTGTTTACGTCCGGGAATATTGGAAATATAAGAGTTGGTTTATTATTCCCGGCGTGTCTGTGGATGCGGTCAACGGTTACGTTGACATTGAGGCGAAAATATTGTTTGTCGGCATTGGCATACGGTTTATATGGATTAAAAGAAAGGTAAAACGATGAAAGCAAAGATTTTATTGTTATCTTTGGCAACGCTTTTGTTGGGGGCGTGTCAAAGCGAGAACGAACCAACGGAGGCATTTAATTTAGTTCAAAAATCCGAGAGCATGGAAGAAAGAAACGAGTTTGTAACGAATACCACGGCGGCAATGATACAGATAAACGCCCCCCGGTATAATTGTGAGATTGTCGAAACCGCATTAGCCGGGGGCGATAGGGTACGAATTTGCGTAAAAGGCGCAAAGGACGATTTGGACGCATTGTTTGGCTATGTAAACGAAGCGGGCAAAGAATGAGAGTTAAGCAACCCGAACCGTTCGACCCAAACAGAGAGTACAACCCCGGCGAACGTTGCGTTTACCGGGGTATGGTATTGATTGCCGAGATATGGACGGCAGCGGATGCACGATTAGCCAACAACAACCCCGCAATATTTACGCAACGTTGCGTTCGCTGCAAAATCCAAAGGGAAGATTGCCCCGGAATAGGTAGGCAATGCGATAAGTACAACAGAACCGACCGAAAAACGATATTTTGGCGGTTGGCATATCCGAAAACAGTAAGAACGAATAAAAAATTAGAGCATGACAGAAAGTAAGTTAAACCCGTTTGATGCGGAATTGTTGGTTATGATTGGCGATATTGCCAAAAGCCAACCGGAGGTCGAGGAAAAACCCGACCGTTACGAAATCACGGTTGACACAACCGAGATACAGGAAAACGCAATTGAAGTACTAAAACAGGCAGTCGCCGGACGATTGGGGAAACGCTTGTTAGTTACCCACACGTTAGACGCCGCCGTTGTTTTCAACGTCGAGTACGACCCGACGGAATACCCGGAACAAATCCGCACCCGGTTAGTTGAGCCGGACGCCACGGCGGGAACCCGATATTGCCGCACGTTGTTAGAAGTTGACGCAATACAGGTACGCCGGGACAATTTGGACGACCTGTTGAGATTTACCGGAGGCGGAACCATGACGATACCGAGAACCCCAAACGGGCGGGCGGTTTATTCGTTCCCGGACGGCAACGGCATTTTCATTGACGCCCCGGAAACGTACTACATTGTCCGGGAACCGGACGGACGATTGACAACCCGCCCGGAAAGAGAGTTTAACCGGGAGTTTGAGCCGAAAGGCGTAAGCGTACCGAAAGAACCCGGCGATAAGGGATGCGGGAATTGCGCCAACTTTACAAACGAGGACGTCAACGGGAACGGTTATTGCGAGGCGTTCAAATGCGAACAATCGTGCGGCGTTATGCCGTGCCAAGAGTACAAACCCAAAAATCAATAAAGCGATGAACAAAAGAGAAAAATTTTTGAAAGAGATTGCCGAGGTTATCAACCGTAATTCTTTGGAGGCGCATTTTAACGATACCCCGGATTACATATTGGCGGAAGTAGCAGTTGAAGCAATGGAGAATTTCGCCGAAGCGTCCGCACGGAGGGACAATTGGCACGGGTTCAAAGAAGCCGATAAGCCGGGCGAGGTTGTGCGGAATGAGGATTGCGACAATTGCCCGGTTCGGGGGATTTGCCCGGAGCATAAGAAGCCGGAGGCGTTCGACGTCCCAAAGGAGGTGCGAGCAATGGCGGAATTTTTCGGCAAGATGTTCCCCGGTTCCAAAGTAGAAATACACCGGGTCGAAATGCCGAAAAGGAACCCACGGGATAAACGCCGGGCAAAGAACAAAAGGAAAGGGGGTAACAATGCGAAAAAGTAATTGCCCCGGACAATCGAAGCCCGAAAAGATATGCGGAACGTGTCGATATTTCAACCCGGAATTTCCGGTAAATGGAAAGCCCGCCCCGGTATGTTTGGCAATAAAGGAAATGAAAGGGGGAACGGAATACAGCAATTCCCGTGGAACGCAACATTATTTTCGTTGCTCAAATGGGAGATACGAAAACGGTATAGGACAATAGGCAATAAGCCCCGGAAAACAAAGCCGGGGTTTTGCCGTTTATATACATGAGAGTACAAACGTTTGGCAATGCACCGGAAAAGCCGTAAATTTGCCCGTGGTTGAAAGATAACCATTAAGACGATAAAAGTATTGAGTTAATAACAAAAGCCTCTTAAAATGGAAATTCCCCGCAAACAACTTGCAAACGAAAAACATTTATTATCTTTGCAAAAAAAGATATATGGAAGTTTGGAAAGATATATCCGGTTTTGAGAATTACCAAATATCCAATTATGGTAATGTAAAAAGCCTCAATTATGGAAGAACTGGAAAAAGTAAGTTGCTAAAGCCAACAGTAAGCGGTAAGGGCTATTTGCAGGTAAGGTTATATAAGTCCGGCAAACTAACTGCATTAATGGTACATAGATTAGTTGCAATGGAATTTATTCCAAATCCAAATAATTGGAAACAAATAAATCATAAGGACGAAAACAAGTTTAATAATAATGCCAATAATTTGGAGTGGTGCGATAATCAGTATAATAATACATATAACGGCAAACATAATAAAATTGCTAAAGCTGTAATACAACGTTCAAAAGCCGGAAACGAAATTGCCCGGTATAAATCCATAAGGGAAGCGGAAAGAAAAACGGGAATAAAAAATATAACGATTACCCGATGTTGTAAAGGAGTATATAAAACGGCGGGCGGCTATGTATGGGAGTACGGTTTGACAGTAAAGGAGGTTTGACTATGAAAAAGAGAAAGAAGCCATTAGGCTATAATAAACGTTCCGAGGAACAACGAATTTACGACATTCGGTTTTGTTCCGATTTGTTTTTGCGTGGGTATTCGTACCGGGAAATTGCGGACGCATTGAACCGGGATTTGTCCGCGCGTGGAATGGGTTATACAATAACCTTTCAAATGGTTTATTACGATTTGCAACAATGCCTTATTGAGTGGAAACGGGAACGGTTGGATAATATCGACGAATACGTTACACAAGAATTGCGCAAATTGGATAAGATGGAGCAACAAGCATGGGAGGCGTGGGAGGCGTCGAAAACCGGAAAGATGCGCACCAAAGAGAAAACCAACAAAGGGCGACCAATCAAAACCGATGCCGAGGACGGCGACCCGGAATATTACGGGTACAATGAAACCGCAACCGAAACGTCCGCCGGGAACCCCCGGTTTTTGGATTTGCTTTTGAACATTCAGCAACGCAGGGCAAAGATGTTAGGGTTTGATGCACCCGTTAAAATTGAGATACCCGGATATAACGCCACGACCGACGACGATAAACCAAAGTACGATGTTAAGGCAATCCCGGACGATATGTTGTTTGCTTTGGCTGATAAATTGCAGTCCGCCGAATATCAAAAGGCATTGTTGGAGAAAGGAGGGGCGCAATAATGGCAAAGAGAATAACCGCACCCCGTCCGGGAACCAAGCAACCGGAATGGCAAACCGAGATTTGCGATACGTGCCGTTTTTCCGAATGGATAACGGACGACCATAGACACCGGGATTTAAACGGGAACCCGATTTGTTTACGTTGCCCGCATTACGAATTTTACATTGTCCGAGGTCGCCGGGCGTGTTCTAAATGGGAGAAAGGAGCAAAGCAATGAACAACGAACAATTATTGCAGATGTACGACGCAATCCGGCAACAACCGGATTTGCTTGTTAAAGCCGCCGCCCGTAAACGCCTTATCAACTTTGCCCGGTATATGCAACCGGATTTAGTATTAGAGCCTTTCCACGTGGTTTATTATACGCTTTTGGATATGTTTGCACACGGCAAAATACGAAAGATGATTGTACAACAACCGCCCCAACATGGCAAATCGGAGGGGTCGAGCCGTAAATTACCCGCATTTATGTTGGGGTTAGACCCCGACCGCAAAATATGTATCGGTTCGTATGCGGCGACAATCGCACGGGATTTTAACCGGGACGTTCAACGAATAATCGACACGCCCCGGTATCGTGAATTATTCCCCGGCACGTACTTAAATGGGTCGAACGTCGTAACAATGGCGAATACCTATTTGCGCAATTCCGATGTTATCGAAATGGTCGGGCGTAAGGGGTCGTTGCGTGTCGTCGGTCGTGGCGGTTCGCTGACGTCTAAAACCGTGGACGTTTCGATATTGGACGACGTGTATAAAGATTACGCCGAGGGTAACAGCCCGATAGTACGGGCGGCGGCGTGGAAATGGTACACGACCGTTGTACGCACCCGTTTACACAATGATAGTCAAGAATTGATTGTATTTACCCGTTGGCACGACGACGATTTGATAGGGCGCATTGAAAAGAGCGGCGAAACGATTATTGATGTTAAGTGTTGGGCGGATTTGGAGGACGTAACGCCGGGGGCGTGGGTGCGCATAAACTTTGAGGGGTTGAAAACCGGGGAACCGACCGAGATAGACCCACGGGAACCGGGGGCGGCATTATGGGAAAGTCGACACAGTAAGCAAAAGTTGGAAGCGCAAAAGGCATTAGACCCGGTGCAATTTCAATGCCTGTATCAAGGCAACCCCGGTTCCGCCGAGGGTCGATTGTACCAACCTTTCAAAACGTGGGTCGAAAAATCCGATTACGGCACGTACATTCGTTCCGGCGCATACATTGACGTTGCCGACGAGGGCGACGACCTGTTGTTTGCCGCAACGTATGACGTGTATAAGTCCGACAATCTGTTTTTCAACGAGAAAACAAAGCGCATGGAGCCGATATTGTTTGCCCTTATTACAGATATGGAAATGACGGACGAAAATACGGACGTTACAACCGTAACCGTCCCGGCGATGATTAACCGGAACGGGACGCAAAAAGCGTGGGTTGAGAGCAACAACGGTGGTGCGGGTTATGAAAAGGTTATCAAAAAGAAAGTCCGGGCGATTACCGACCCGTTTTATCAAGGGGGCAACAAGGAAAGCCGGATAATAACAGCGTCCGCAATGGTTAATCAACATATAATTATGCCGTTCGGTTGGGAAACCCGGTACAAAGCCGTTTACGACCATGTAACCGGATTTTTGCGCAATTTCGGAGCCAATACGCACGACGACCCGGAGGACGGATTGACCGGGATATATGAAAAGGAGATTGCGGACGGCAATATACAGCCATACGCACACGCAAACCGAGGCGTAAGACGACGCAATTAGCAATATTTTTGAGATATGCAAGGTTATCCGGGGAAAAGTTTATAACTTTGTAACCGAAACGAGAGGGCAAAGGGACAGCCCCGGAGAAAGTAATAATATTTTTAACGTTAAAAACAAAGAAGTATGATTTGTAAATGTCCGGCGGGGATGGCGTTGCCCGATGTACCCGCAATTAAGTGTTCGGAAAGTTTCGGACAGGTTCAGAAAGTGGCTTTTCAACGTCTTATGAAAGACGACGGAAGCAAAAACAGTTTTACGAGTGAAAAAGCGATTACGGCGTTAGCGTCATGGACGTCCCTGTTATCGGCGGCGGATAGCACGAAAATAGTTGTTTCGCCGTATATCCAAGCCCCGACCGCCGAGGCGGGAGCCGCCCGCACCTTTGGAGGCGGTAACGAAACGTTAGGAGGCGTCGAAGAAATTATTGGACGTGAACCAACCCCGTTTACCGGAGTTATCCGCAAAGCCCCGCAGGAGGTTATCAAGGCATTAAAGGAAATGCAATGCGAAAGTTGGGGCGACAATTTGGGTATCTTCATTTTCGACGAAAACGGCGCAATCGGCGCAATCAAGGGGAGTACAGACGGTACATATTACCCGATACCGATACGTTCGTTGTTTATCGGCGATAAGACGTTGGGCGGATTGGAAGCCCCGGACAGCAACGCAATACAATGGTCGTTTTTGCCGAATTGGTCGGACGATTTGGCGATTGTTGCCCCGGCGTTTAACCCGCTTACGGATTTGAAAACCGCATAAGCGTAATGACGGCGAAAGTTACAAAGGTCGTGTTGGAGTGTCCGACCCTTAACACGACCGAAGAATTTGAGATTAACCACGCCGAACGCCTGTTGCGGATGCCTAACAATGGCGGTTGGCAGTTGCCCGAAAAAACACCTTTTGAATTTAGCAAAGAAAATGGGATTAGATATAAAACGCATAAGAAAGGAAATAACGGAACCGAGGAAAAAGGCGACGATAAATAAAGCGGTCATACACCAAAACCGCATTAAATTTCACGCCCAAACCAACGTAACGCCCTTAATGTGTTTACCCACGACCGATTTTTTGGCATGGGTTCAAAATCTTATCCCGCACGATAAATTCAAAATCTTCAAAACATTGTTCCGTTACCCCGTTCGTACCAACGAGGTAACGGGCATTTGTTTTGATAAGTTAAGCCGTATTTTCGACGGTCGTAACCCGGCGTTCAACTATCAATTTCAAAACACGGAACAACGGGACGATTGGGAGTATTACCGCCAAGATGTATTAAAGGAGCCGGAAATTTGGAGCACGAAAGGTTGGGAGTTTTTCAAGACGGAAATAAACAGCGTCTTAATAGTTGATTTGCCCGCCGAGCAAAACCCCGCCGACCGATACCCGACCCCGTATTTTTATTGGCTACCTATCGAAAGCGTCATAACCTTTGAGGCAAACCGGACAACCGGGGTTATGGATTGGATAATTTTCCGCCAACCCGATAAACGTATTGCAGTTATTGACGATGAACGATACAGAGTATTTGCAGAGGATGACGGCGGCAACATAGGCGAATTATTGGTTGATAACCCACACGATTTGCGCTATTGCCCCGCCCGTTTCTTTTGGAATGAGCCAATGAATTTGCGAGAACCGGACGTTAAACAATCCCCGCTAACAAAAGAATTGGAGGCGTTGGATTGGTTTTTGTTTTTCCATATATCGAAGCGGCATTTGGATATGTACGGGGCGTACCCGATATATTCCGGTTACGAACAATCGTGCGATTTTACAAACGCCGAAAACGGCGATTATTGCGACGGTGGTTTTTTGAAAGACAAACAAGGGTATTACAGGTTAGACCAAGCCGGGTTATTGATGCGTTGCCCCAAGTGCGGCGACAAACGGATTACCGGGGCGGGTTCCTTTGTTGAAATACCGATACCGGACGGGGACAAACAACCCGATTTGCGGAACCCGGTGCAAATGTTGACCGTTGACCGTACAAGTTTGGATTATAACGTTGAGGAAGAAAAGCGATTGCGGGAAAACATTATTACCGCCGTCGTCGGACAAAACGAGGAAGTAACCCAACGGGAGGCATTTAACGAACAACAGGTTAAAGCCGCATTTGAGAGCCAAAGCACGGTATTAAACCGAGTGAAAAAAGGCTTTGAAGGCGCCCAACAGTTCGTCGATGAAACGGTTTGCCGATTGCGATACGGCAATATGTTCGTATCTGCAAAAGTCAATTACGGCACGGAGTTCTATTTGTACGACGCAAGCGAGTTGCGGAACCGTTACAAGTCGGCAAAGGAAAGCGGCGCAAGTGAGGCAGAATTGGACGCCCTACAAAATCAGATTATCGAAACGGAGTACCGGAACAACCCAACCCAATTGCAACGTATGTTGATATTGGCAGAATTGGAGCCGTACCGCCATTTGACCCGGAACGAGGTATTGGATTTGTACGGGCGTAACTTAATCCCGGAGAATGAATTGCGTATAAAGTTGAATTTCGCTAACTTTGTCCGCAGGTTTGAACGGGAGAATACAAACATTTTGGAATTTGGAACCCAAATACCATTCGACCAAAAGATTTCAGTAATAACAAGTAAATTTAACGAGTATGCGAGTGAAAACAGCAACCGAGGGTAAAACAAAGGACGTCGCAATTACCGACGTCACCCCCGAAAACTACATTGTACCGAGCAACGAACAACATTTGTATCATTGCGTTATTGAGGTACGCAAGTTTGACAGCGAAACGGGCAAACGCTTATCTGTTCCCCGTATCCAAAAGTTCGGCAAAAAGTCCTTTGAAAACGGCATTTTGGACGCACTGAAAAAACAGGGTTATACGATTACCATATTGCACGACCCCAACGAGTACGTCAAGGCGCAAGCCGAGGAAAAAGCCGCCGCCGATGCAAAGGCAAAGGCAGAAGCCGAGGCGAAAGCCAAAGCCGAGGAAAAAGCGGCGTTAAAGGCTGAAATTTTGGCGGAATTGAAAGCGGCGGGAGTTATCCCGGCGGAACCCGCCAAAGAAACCAAAGCCGATGCAAAGGCAAAGGCAGAAGCCGAGGACAAACCCGGAGCGAAAAAGTAACAGAGTATTAAACTATTAAAAATACGATTATGGCACAGATTGCACAGCAGGACAATTTGGTTATTGAAGTAACAACAACCGCCGCCGCATTGGATGGCACCACAAAGAAAAAGTTGATTGAATGTATTGAGGGCGGAACAATTACCGACGTCATTTTGGTAACAAAAGAGGTTGAAAAGAAAATCAGCCATGCACGTGTTGTTAGTTGGTTGGTTGACACAACCAAGGATTCGCCAAAATACACAATTCATATTATTAACGCAAACAGCGGAGAAGTAGCAGCAATCGCACTTAATTAATTCAAAGGGAAAGAATTATGTTAACGAGAGAAATTTTAGTTGCAAATGCGGCATTAGCCGGATTAACCGACGAACAAATTGCGGCAATTACAACATTGTCCGCCAACGACGAAAATAGCGTTATCGCCAAAAAGACGGGCGAAATTTACGGCGGATTGGATGCCGATATTTTGGCGGTGTCCGGTATCGCAAAGAACGGAACCGAAAAGACGTTTGATTACGCAAAACGTGTGGTCGCCGAGTTCAAAACCAAAGCGGAAAGCGCAAGCGCATTGCAAACCCAAATCGACAGTCTGACGAAAGAAAAGGCACGTTTGGAAAAGGCAATTGCCGACGGTGCGACCGATGCGGAAACGGCAAAGGCTTTGAAACAGGCGAAAGCCGATTTAACGGCGGTAACAACGCAGTTTAACGACCTTAAAAGCAAGTACGATGAAGCCGAAAAGAAATTCCAAACGGAGTTGTTCGGCGTTCGTATCGAGGGCGCATTGCAGACGGCAACCGCCGGATTGAAATTCAAACCGGGATTGCCCGAAAGCGCAACAAAGGTTTTGTTAGCGCAAGCAATCGACAAAATCAAGGGTATGAACCCCGAATATATCGACGACGGCAAAGGCGGCAAAATCATTGCTTTTAAGGACGAAAGCGGCGCAATTATGCGTAACCCGAACAATCAGTTGAACCCGTACACCCCCGGCGACCTGTTGGCAAAGGAATTGGATACAATGGGTATTTTGGATAAGGGACGCCAAGCCGGAGGCGGTGGAACGGTTCCCCCGGCGGGCGGTTCCGGCGGTGGTAGCGGAACAACCATTGACGTAACGGGCGCAAAAACCCGTGTCGAGGCTTACGAAGCAATCGCCGCAAACCTTATGGCGCAGGGCTTAACGGCGGGTTCCGAAAAGTTCGACGCCGCAATGAAACAGGCATGGCAGGACAACAATATTGCCGCATTGCCGGAAAAGTAAAAAATCACGGGTAAAGGGTAAACCCGCATTTAATAACAATTAAATCTTTAACATTATGTCATTAGTAGCAACAAGATTGCAGAATTGGCGGATTGAAAACCCGGAATTAGACCGTAATATGACCCGCCCGTGTGAGTATGGCGCATTGGATTTCTTTATTGAGCAAACCAACGCCCCGTCCTCAATCATTAACCCCAATTTGCGTGACCGTGCGTTTGCGTCTATTGGTAACACGGTACAAGTACCCGTTATCAATTACGACGGCGATGTACAGGTTAGCAATGTCCGTTCGTGCGTTATCGCTGACGACGAAAATACGTCCGCATTGGTAACGGTTGTTTGGGCGACTTATGCCATTGGCTTTACAATGGTTCCCGCCGCCTACATGAACAACGAAATTTCCTACGAACACGACTTTTTGCGCAAAATGGAAAAGACGTGCCGGGCTTTGGCGGACAAATTGGACGTCGGAGCCGTTGCCGCATTGGAGGCAAACAAAACACCGGTGTTCAAAACGTTGCTTAACTACACGCGGGCGGGCAACGTGGTACAGGTTCCAACCCAAATGGCGACCGAGATTTTGGGCGATATTAACCCGATTATGCGGGCTAACTGTTACCCGGAATATATCCACATTATCGCCAACGCCGGGGTTGATAGCCTTATTCGTAAACTTGCGCAACATGGCGTTTACAACGACGTAAACAAGCGCATGGAGTACGACAACAAGGTTTTGCACTACACGAACAACGTAACCGACGAAGCGGGCAAAATGGGAACCATGTTTGCCGTTGCTGACGGTAATGTTGGTATCCTTACCCGTGTTGACCGTGAGGCATTGCGCCGCACCCGTGCGAATTTCCACGAATGGGACGTTGTACGTTTGCCGTACATTGATTTGCCCGTTGGTTCGCACTATTACACCGCCGTTGGCGACCAGTCCGCAATCATGGGCGCCGCAACCGCCGATTTGACGTGCGCCGTTAAGGAGTATTTCGGATTTTCCGTTGACGTGGCGTATATGGTTGCTTACAACAACAACCCGAATACCGTGGCAAACCCGATTATCAAAGCCGAGATTGCAGCCCGCAATCCGAACGAGCCGTTGGGTATGCCCGTATATGTAACCAACGCAGCGGATTTTCCCGCCGGAGGTGCTGGGGGCAAATAACGCCGGAACATAACGAATTGTTAAACCGAGGGGACGGGGTGGTTATCCCCCGTCCCCTTTTTAATTCATTGATATGGAGAATTGGAAAGTAATAAACGATTTCCCTAATTACGAAATAAGTAATTTCGGAAATATACGCAATAAAACAAAATTGCTTAAAATAGTTCCAAATAAACAGGGCTATAACATTGTAGTGTTATGTAATGGTGGTATTCGTAAAACAATAAACGTTCATCGTTTAGTTGCGGCGGCTTTTGTCCCCAATCCCGAAAACAAACCATGTGTTGACCATATCGACGGCGACCGAGCCAATAACCATGCGGACAACTTGCGTTGGGTGACAGCAAAAGAAAATTGTAATAATCCAATAACAAAATCCCGCTTACATAAAAAGATTGGCGTATATATGACGGGGCGATTAGGCGGATTGCACCAACGAGCGAAAAAAATTGCGATGTATTCCGCTTGTGGCGATTTAATAAAAACCTTTTTATCCGTAAAAGATGCACAACGGGAAACGGGTTTGAATGATAGTAATATTATTAAATGTTGCAAGGGAATAAAAAAGACTTGCAGCGGTTATATTTGGGCTTATGTATAGACTTAAAGAAATACAGGACGCATTATTGCACGTCGTCGGGTGGGAACAATCATACGACCCGGCAAAGGCGATAGACGACAAATTAACGCAGACGGAAAGCGGTTTGACGTTTCAAGGTGCGCACCCCCTTGTTACTTTGGATAATGTCCGGGCAATCGTCCCGGATGATTTCGTTTTTCAATATCCGGTTTGGAATATGATAAAAGAATACAAAGCCGGGGAAAAGGTTCGCCACAACAATAAAGTTTGGATTGCGGCACGGGACAACCAAAACGAGGAACCGACCGAAAGCGATTTTAACGACGATTACGGCAACCCCTATTGGCAACCGTACAATTTCATTTCCGATTATTTGGAGCGGTTGACCCGTAACGGTATTGCGCAAATGGTACAAACATTCACGCAAATAAAGGGATTGGATAAGGAAACAAAGAACCTGTTGGAGCGGCGCACGTTCTTTGACGGTGCGGGACGTATCCGGGCGACGTTGCCGAATAATCATAAATTAGTCGGGTTTGAAATTGTCCCGGTTCGTTCTATGGGCGTAACAATGAAAATCGAGCAAATCGGGTTGCAAATGACGGGCGCAACCGGGGTTGTTCGTATGTATCTTTTCCATTCGTCCCAAATTGACCCGATAAAGACGTTTGATTTGAATTTTACGCAGACAAACGGCGGTTTTCAATGGTTCCCGTTGAAAGATTGTTATTTACCGTATATCAGTACCGGAAACAACGCCGGGGGGTCGTGGTTCCTTTGTTACAACCAAAACGATTTGCCCGCCGGGATGCAGTCAATTAACATGACAAAGGATTGGAGCCGGGAGCCGTGCGGAACGTGTACGGGTTACGTTGATTTGGAGCGTTGGCGGGAAATAACCAAGTATTTACAGGTATCCCCGTTTATGATGAACGCCCCGGAAACATTTGACGAATACCCGGAGTTGTGGGATATTGCGTTGACGATGTACACCAATACGCAGAATTACGGGTTGAATTGCGAAATAACCGTTGGTTGCGACCTAACGGATTTTATCATTAAGGAAAGGCAGATTTTCCAAACGGTTATCCAACGACAGGTCGCCGCAATCATGTTGCGCACGTTGGCAATGAACCCCGATGTTAAGGTAAACCGGAACCAAGTAAACGCAACCCGGTTGGAAATTCTTTACGAGTTGGACGGCAACGTTGAGGGTCGCCCCGGCGGTTTGGGTTATGACCTTAAAAAAGCATACGAGGCGTTGTGGTTGGATACGCAGGGTATTGACCGTATTTGCCTTACTTGTAATAACCACGGTGTAAAATACCGGACAACGTAAGATTATGGCGGGGTTAAAGTCAATACAGGATTTACGCAACCGGGTTGCCACGTTCAACAACGGGTTATCGTCCGGCGCATACATTCAACAAATCATTTGGGATAATGACGCCTATATTGTTGATATGAACGCCGAGGAACAATTGTTTGAACAGGGTATTAACCGTTTGGGCGTGGATATTATGGATTACGCCCCGTATTCGCCGTTGACGATAGCCATAAAGGAGGAAAAGGGACAACCAACAAACCGGGTAACGTTACGGGATACCGGGGATTTTGAAGCGTCGTTTTTTTTGGAAGTCGGCGACAAACAATTTGAAATAAAGGCGTCGGATTTCAAAACGGAGGACTTAATAAAAAAGTACGGGCGGCAGATATTGGGATTGACGAACGAAAATATTGCGGCGTTGATTTGGCAATACATATTCCCGGACTTAATGAAGAAAGCAAAAAACGTATTATATGGCAACGAATAAGAGAACAACCCCTATAATTCCCAACCCGGTTTTAATCGACCGGGTTTTGGGGAACATACAAACCGGGTTAATGGATAACGTCGATTGGTTGGACGTCGCATTTGGGCGGGCGCAACGTATCGCCAAAGTGATACAGGGCAAACGCTATTATACACCGAACGTATATGCGGGCGGGACGGAATGGAGAGGCGACAACGATTATATCGACGTTTCCCCGGATGCCAATATTGGCAATTTTTCGTTCTTTTGGATAGACGACCCGCAAACGGTCGGTTGGGTTCCCAAAGAGCAAAGCGAGATTAAAGCCCCGTTTTCCCTTATTGTTTGGTTCGATTTGCGCAAGGTTTACCCCGGTGAACTCAACAACCGGAATACCGAGGCATTGAAGAACGAAATATTGACCGTCCTAAATGGCGGTTTTTGGCTGAAAGACGGGACGATTGTAATAAACCGGATTTATGAGTTGGCGGAAAACGTGTACCGTGGGTTTACGTTGGACGAAATAGATAATCAATTTTTAATGCACCCGTTCGGCGGTTTTCGCTTTGAGGGTGTATTGTCAGTTAATCAACCTTGTAACATTTAACGATATGGTAACTTTCATTATTTGGGTTTTGGTCGTGGCAACCGTGGCGGCGTTCCTGTTGACCCTGTTAAAAAAGTGGGGCGTTATTGAGTACGTCCAAGTTCACGGCAACGACTTTTTTGTTAAGATGTTCAATTGCGCCTTTTGCTTATCATGGTGGGCGGGGGTCGTTTTGTCCGTCCTGTTTGCTATATGCACCGGGAACCCGGCATTGTTATTGGTTCCTTTTTGTTCAACAGTCATAACCCGCATACTCTTATGAAAACGACAAAGATAGGGGAACGGGCGGTTGTGTTGTACGATAGTATCGACGAATTGCCAATTTTGCGATTTCACGCATATAACAAAATGTTGCTTATCGACGCCGGGGTTGGGTCGGATTTGAACGATTGGGATGCGCATATTGAAAAGGCAATCCGGTTTATCCGAAAGGAAAAGCCGGATTTGGCGGAAAAGGAATTGGATAATTTGCGGCAAAACGTTTATTTCGTCCAATCCGCCATATCGCCAAAGTATTTGGCGTTTGCCTGTTTGGTTAAGTCCGTGGACGGAACCGAATACAACGATATGACGGCGGACGGTTTGCAAAAGGTTTTGGATTTATTCGCCGATGCGCCGAACGCCGAGTTGACCGCCCAATTGGAAGCGGTCAAAAAAAAAATAGATGAAGAATTGCAATTGTATTTTCCTAAACTATTCGACGACGCCACGATTAAAGAGTATTACGACCAATTGAAGCAACGCACGTTGTTAATATTGGATGCGATAATACAAGGGGACGAAAGCGACAAACGGGAAGAAATAGACCATATTACGACGTTGTTGTTGACTTATACAAAACCCAAATCGTTTAGCGGGTCGGATAGCGTGGAAATACAATACGACAAGCAGTTTGAAAGTATGTGTTTGATGTTGTCCCAACATTTGCACGTAAACCCAAAATCGTTTACCGTTTTGGAATATTACAACGCATTTGAATACATTAAGGAGCAAGCGAAAAAAGCAAGCAGAAAAAGCCAAAATAATGCGATTTAAGGCGTTTTATTTTCAGACGATAAATTATACATTTGAGAAAAGAAAATTGATTGTAGGGTAAATTGCCCGCAAATAACAAAATAAATAGTCGGATATATGGCAGATAACAACAACCCAATTAAATATTCTGATTTGGTAAGCCCCGATAATTCGATTACTGATTTGATAAAGCAATTGGATGAACTTTCAGACACATATACAAATGCGTTGAAAAACATTAGGGCGGAAGCAATTCAGTTGGCGGCGGTTCTGCAAAAGGTTTCCGGGGCAACCGAGGACGGAAGGAACACAACGAAAAAAGCCGCAGACGATGCGGAACGTTTGGCACGTGCGCAACGTGATTTGGCGTTTGCGGAAAGCGAGAACGCAAAGAAGTTGGCGGAGTTGAAATTGGCACAGCAGGAAGCCAACCAAATAAACAAATTGATTGTAAAAATCAATCAGTCAGCCGAGGGCAGTTACAACAAGTTGTCGGCGCAATATTCGTTAAATAAAATCTATCTGAACAACATGACGAAAGCCGAGCGAGAAAATACCGAGGAGGGGCGCAAGTTGGTTGAGCAGACACGGGAAATATACGAAGAAATGAAGCGTTTGCAGGAGGCAACCGGGAAATATCAATTGAACGTTGGTAATTATACGGAGGCGTCCGACGCAATAATTGCGTATGGCGACAAATTAAAAGAAACGTTGGGGCTTAACAATTCATTTGGCGAGAGTCTTTTGGCGTTAGGTCGTGGAGGCGCAGAAAGCAAAGAAGTATTTACAGCAATAGGCGATGGCGCAAAGGCGTTGGGGAAAACATTGTTGGGTTTACTTTCAAATCCCGTATTTTTGGCAATTGCCGGGATTGCGGCGGCTGGTGCGGCGTTCAAATGGTGGTACGATTACAACGCCGGATTAGTTGAGGCAACAAGGTTGACGCAACAATTTACCGGAAAAAGTGGCGATGATTTGAAAGCATTTAGAAACGAGGTGCAAGCCGTTGCAGATTCATTCGGCGCAGATTTCCGGGAAACATTGATTGCAACAAACGCATTATCGAAACAATTTGGTATTTCTTCAAATGAGGCATTGCAGTTGGTTAAGGATGGTTTTTTGTCCGGAGCCGATGCGAACGGGGAATTTTTAGACACGTTGAAAGAATACCCGGCATATTTCAAAGAGGCTGGAATATCAGCAGACCAATTTGTTGCGATTGTAGCCCAAACAAACAAAATGGGTATCTTTTCGGACAAAGGCGTTGACGCAATTAAGGAGGCAAATTTGCGTTTGCGTGAAATGACGACGGCGACGGCGGCGGCTTTGGACGGTATCGGTATTTCGTCGGAACAAGTTCAAAAAGATTTGCAGACCGGAACCAAAACAACGTTCGATGTTATACAAGACGTTTCCGCAAAATTGGCAGAATTGCCGGATAATGCGGCAACGGTCGGGGCTGCAATTGCAGATATATTCGGGGGTCCCGGAGAGGACGCCGGATTGCAGTATTTGCGCACGTTGAAAGATATTTCAACAAACATGGATGAAGTAAAAGGGAAAGCCGGAATTTTGGCGCAATTGCAGGAGGAACAATTGCAAAGCCAAATTGAGTTGCAAAACGCATTATCCGGGTTGTTTGACGCAACCGGAGGAAATTTTGAAACGTTGACAACGCAGGCAAAAGTTTTTGTTAACCAAGGATTGACGGCGATAATAAAAGGGGTTATTGATGTTGTCAATTACTTTATTGAGTTATACAATGAAAGTGTTTTGATACGTGCAATTTGGAATGGGATTGTTGCCGGATTCAAAACAACATTTGATACGTTGGGGAATTTGTTTGGATTCTTTATTGATATAGTCAAAGCAACCGGAACCGCATTAAAGGGAGCGTTTACGTTGGATTTTGACGATGTAAAAAAAGGATTGGCAGATTATGCAGCAGCGTACGGAAATTTGGTTAAAGCCCAAGTTAAAGACATAACAGAAAATTTCCAAGAGGGTTTGGAGGGTATGCAGAAGAAAATAAAGCCGTTAACAATCCCGGTTTCTGTTGGAGATACCCCGACGCCCAAAACAGACAATAAGCCCGTAACGACACAGAACCCAACCGTAACGCCAAGGGGTAAAAGCGATGCGGAAAAGGCGGCGGAACAGCAAGCAAAGCAAATTGAAGCGGCTTATAAAAAGAATTTGGAGGCAACCCGGAAATTGCAGGATGCACAATTGCAGTTGGAAACCGACGAACGGGCAAAGCTTCGGCAGCAAACGCAATATCAGTATTCCCGACAGATTGAGGATTTGCAACACCAATTACAGACCGAAAAGGATTTGAACGAAACCGGACGGCAGGCGATAAACGCAACAATTACGGCGTTAGAACAACAGCAGACAGAGGCGTTGTTGAAAATAGAGCAAGAACGGCAGTTGCAAGAATTGGCATTGCAGAAAGAAAGCATTGAATTACGTTTGCAAGCGGTTAAGCAGGGAAGCGAGCAGGAACGACAATTGCGTATGCAGTTGTTGGAGAATGAAAGACAAACAGCATTGTTGCAGAATGAGCAAAAGCCGACCGGACAACAGCAGGACGCCGGGGTAATTAATGCCGGATTTGACGTTAAGGGAAACGCAATTGCCGACGAATATTTGCAAGCACAATTACAGATGTTCGACCAACAACAAGCGTTGGCACAATCGGAGTTTGATTTGTTGAGAAATTCAGAAGCCCGAAAAACCCAATTCCGTTTGCAGGCAGAAAAGGAGCGTTTGCAAAAGATATTAGAGTTGAACGAACAAGCAGCCAATAAATTGTCTGATGTTGAAGTACAAACAATTCAAAACACTATTAAAAAAATAGACCAAGAAATTGAGCAATCCAAAGGGGAGGAACGAGGAACAGACATTTACGGTTTGTTTGGGCTTAATTTGGACGACGACCAAAAGGAGGCAATAAGTACGTCCGTATCCTTTGCAATGGAGCAATTACAGGTATTTTTAGATGCGAAATTGCAAGCCGCCGAAGCCGCCGTAAATGCCGCCGACAAAGAGGTTGAAAGCGCACAACGCACGTTGGACGCCGAAAGGGAAGCACGGGCGAACGGTTATGCCTCAAACGTGGTTATGGCACAAAAGGAGTTGGATTTGGCAAAGCGGAACCAAGAAAAGGCGTTGAAAGAACAACAGAAAGCGCAAAAGGCACAACAGGCAATACAGACAATCCAACAAATCGGAAACCTTGTAACGGCGTCCGCTTTGATTTGGTCGCAATTGGGGTTCCCGTTCGCAATCCCGGCAATCGCTGTTATGTGGGCTTCATTTGCCGCCGCCAAAATTAAAGCCGCACAAATGAGTAAAGCCGCCGAGGGTTCGGAAAGTTACGGGGACGGTACGGTTGAATTGTTGGCGGGCGGTTCCCACCAATCCGGGGACGATGTGGATTTAGGAACCAAGCCGGACGGAACCCGGAGGCGTGCCGAGGGCGGGGAATTTTTCGCCGTTATCAATAAACGTAATTCCCGCCGTTTCCGTCGTTTAATCCCGGACGTAATAAATAGTTTGAACCGGGGGACATTCCCGCAAAAGTACCTTAATGCCTACAATACCGACGGCGTTAATGTAACGGTTCAACAAAACAACGCACCGGATTTGCGGGATTTGAAAGACGATGTAAGGGAGATAAAGGAACAAAACCGCCGCCGTCGTTACGTCGATGGCAACGGCAATGTTATTGAGGTTTACAAGAATTTGACACGTAAAATTAAAAATTGATATGAACCCGATTTATAGACATTCATTTGTAAATGCGTTTTTAGCAAGTGGGGCGATAAATAGCAGTACGGGAAATATAGAGGGAAATAATATAACTTATTATTATACACGTACATTTATTTCAATCCGTGATGTATATCCCCGGAAATTATATCAAAATTTCACCCCGGAAATGGGGGGTGTATTTTATGATAGTAATAAAAAAGTAATTGGCGGTTGGGGAAGTAACCCACCCGCTAATAATACGGAATTTGATATACCAAATAATGCCGTATATATCCGATTAAATATAAGAAAATCAGAATACGCAAACGGAACGGCATGGTTAAGATTGGGAACATTGGACGCCCCGAACGTCTTACAAGGTCAAACCGTGCATCCGATTTATAAGGACGATTTGGCAAAGGAGTATGAATTAGAAAACAACCAACGGTTTTATCGTGCCAAGTTATCCGGCAAAATAACCTTTGTCCGGGACGATTACGACTATATTAATAACCAATCGTTCGACAATGAATTTTTGTATTGCATTGAAAAGAGCGATGACGGCGGGCGCACGTGGTATCAATACTTTCAAGGCAAGTTTATGAAAACCGATTGCACGTTTACCGATTACGATAAAAAGGTTGTTGTACAACCGGACGCAATCGACGATTATAACGACGTGTTGGCGGGGTTGGAAAAGGAATACAATTTAATAACGTTAGCCCCGACAATACAACGGATAACGATAAACAAGCGTCCATTAATTCAAATATACGTTCCGGGCGATAGTGTCGTTTCTTGTTTTTTGGGCGGTACGAATTGGGAGCAAGACGCAAACGCCACGACCGACCAAAACGCATTGGTACAAACCTATCATTTTGCTTTGTGCAATATATTGAAAGAAATACAAATTACGTCCAACGGTTCCCCGGCGGTAATATCCGGGCTTTATACCGGACGAATGGCAACGGGTACAAGTGCGGACGCATTCGAGGGGAAATTATACCCGGAATTGAATGTTAATTATTATATCTATATTTCACAACAACGAATTGACGGCGTGCCGTTTGGGGTTGCATTGGTTGAGATACGCCGACAATCGGACGATGTGGCAATGTTCCGTTACCAAAAACTTACAACGTCCCCGTTTGATACGTCGGAGTTTGATTTAACCGCCGTCGAGGGTTCCGGGGCAACCGGAACAATGCACGCCGATATGAAAAGTTATAATATATACGCCCGGTATTTGTGCGACGTGGAGAAAATCGACGACCTTAATACATATCCATTGCCCGCCGATGATATAGTTGATAATAACCGTAATTATAGGCGTGCGATTGGTTACGCAATCGACGTGGCGTTTATTTCAAACAACTTTTCAGATACCCCGACCGAGTGGGGATTAGCGGACAACGGAAAGTATTTTGCGCCCCCTTATTCCATATACGGACAAACGTTTTATTCAATCGCCCGGTCAACGTGGCGTTATGCGTCGTTGTGGTTTGGGTTTTATTTGATGGATTGGTTATTAGAGGAAAAAGCAAGGAAAGAATATACTTTGCGGGATGCGTTCCCGGTTGCGTCGTGTATATCTGTTTTGCTTAATCAGATTGCGCCCGGAATTACGCACGCAGCCACGGCGGAATACAGCCAATTTTTATACGGTTCATATAATCCAATATCCGGGTTGAATTTCCGTTTGCTTGTATCGCAGAAAACAAACATTATAAACGGCGAATATCAGCAACCCGCACAAAAAGCCCCGACGACCTTACAACAATTTACCAATATGTTACGGGATTGTTTCAAATGCTATTGGTTTATTGAGGACGGCAAATTTAAAATTGAGCATATCCAATATTTCCGCAATGGCGGTTCCTACTCCGGCGGGGTTGTGTTAAGCCACGATTTGACAAAGGAATTGAATTTACGCAACGGGAAACCGTGGGCATTCAACACGTCGGAATATTCGTTTGATAAGGTCGATTTGCCGGAACGTTACCAATTTAAGTGGATGGACGACGTTACGGCGGCGTTTGAGGGTTTGCCGATACAGGTAATTAGCAAGTATGTAACGCCCGGAAAGGTTGAGGACGTAAACGTATCTAATTTCACGTCGGATATTGATTTGATGTTGCTAAACCCCGGCAACATGAGTTCGGACGGGTTCGCCTTATTTGCCGCCGTTCCGCCAACGTCCGGGTCGCAATGGATATTACCGTTTACACGTCAAACTGTCAACGGGATTGAATACTTTTTGCAAAACGGATATTTAGCGTTTATTAATCTGCAATCGACCTATTGGTTGTATGATTTACCCGCCCGTAGGGTATCAATAAACGGTTCCGAAACATACGCATACGGGATTGAGAGAAAGAAGAAACAAACGTTTAGTTTTCCGGCAAATGACGACCCCAACCCGATGCAACTAATAAAAACGTATATCGGTAACGGTCAAGTTGATAAATTAAGCGTAAATTTGTGCAGTCGTTCCATTAAAACAACTTTGAAGTATGATACAGAATAATAATTTAAGCCCGTTACCGTGGTATTCAGATATAAAATATCAGAACGCTCGCAAGTCGTATGCGTATGGCAATGTTTACCCGCTATTTTCGCAAGCCGGGTTTATTTTGCCGTTTCAATTCGTCGTCGATTACAGCGCAAACGCCGTAATTACAAACGTTCTTTTGTTCGATAAGGACGGCAAACAGGTTGCCAATATAACGGACGATATGATTGCCGGGGGGTTGCGGGTTATGACCTTTGCGGCGAACGGATACAACATTGTGTTTTATCCCGGACTTTTGCCGTTGTCAATAACCATGCAACAAGGTATTTATTATATGCGTCTTACGGCGTCCGGTCGAACCTATTACAGCGAAATGTTTACCGTCGTTGCCGGGAACATGGACGGTTATTTGCGTGTGCAATGGTGGGACGAAACAAATTTGTATTACGAGGGCGGACACGTCCAATATAGCGACCAATATAAAAACGTCGTATATCTTTGCACCGAGTTAGGCAAACCGGAATACCAATTTGAAGAGGACGGCGAAAACCGGGACGGCTTTTTTTTTCCGGAAAAGCAGTTGAGCGAAAAGACGTATAAATTTCAATTCCTTGCACCGGAATTTTTATGCGACGCAATGCGAATAATCCGGTTGTCCGACCATACCGTTGTTACGTCCAACGGTATATCGTACAATTGCGATACCTTTTTGATTACCCCCAAATGGCAAACGCAGGGGGATTTGGCGAGTGTTGAGGCGGAATTTGATACGAACACGGTTATAAAGAAAATCGGACGGGGATACACCCCAACGAGCCGGGGCGATTTCAATAACGATTTCAATAACGATTTCAACAATAATTAGTAACTTTTTACTTTTGAGATATGGCAAATTATACCGATTTGAAAGCCGCAATTGTCGCCGTAATTAAGGCGAACGGCAACAACGAAATTACGGGAACGATTTTGCAAAGTACATTACTTTCAATCGTTAATTCCGTGGGGGCAAACGCAACGTTTAAGGGCGTTGCAAATAGTACAACCAATCCGGGGACGCCCGACCAAAACGTTTTTTATATAGCGGGGACGCCCGGAGAGTATGCAAATTTTGGGTTGACGGTTCCCGCCGGGTTCAATATCATATCCAATAATTCGGCGGGGGCGTGGGTATTAACAACCTTGTCGCAATTCCCCGTCGATTATTACGGTAACAAGTATTTGGCGAAAGGGGATATTGACCGCACCGGGTACAATGTAGCGTCAATTAATGATTTCAAAAAGGGGTATTATTTCAATTGGACGAATTACAGTTTAGCAACAAATCCGTCTTATTGGATGTCGCCGTATTACCCCGTTGTTGCCGGGTCAACGTACCGGATAAATGCACAACAAATAATTTGGTTCGATGCAAATTATAATATGTTGGGTTCGGAATTAGCGTTGGGCGGTACGGTTAGAGTGGTAACAGCCCCGAAAAATGCGGCGTATATCATTTTGAACGTAAACACAGACGCCCCGTTGTTGATGCCGGGCGACGCTTTGGATATTTCCAATCATAGCGGAACCCGTCGTTTTTATCGCACGTTGGCGGAAACGTCCCGGTTAGATTTATTCCCGCTTTGGCAGGAAATACCGTTGTCGGCGACGTTGGTCGCTTTGGGTTTGAACCGTTTTTTGATTAACGGTTATATCAACATGGAATACGACCCGGCAAAATGGTATTCGCTTTCCATAATAAGACCAACGGTGCATACAATTGGATTGTATCGTTATAATGCTAACCCCGATTTTCTTGCGGGTACGGCAGAATTGGAAGGACTCGCAACATTTACCGGAGCGCAAATTGCAGGGTCGAAATATTGGTTGATGAAAGTAGCAACCGGAGTTGCGGAGGGTTCGTGGCTTATTGTTGATTGGGACGCAATCCAACAGGAAACCCCGGCGGAGATTAATAATTTATACGGGTTCGACGGTTGGGCGTTAACCCCTAAAATCTTTGCGGGCGGTATTTGGTCGCAATTCCCCGGTTTGGATATTACCCAAACAATCCCCACAATGCAAGCACAAATCGCAAATATAAACGACGGTTGGAATAGCGTTTTTGATAATTTGCAACAATTATACAACAATGCGCAAGAATGGGAAACGGACAATTTTACCAATAAAAATGCGTTGTCCACGTTTAGCGGTTGGGGTTGTCATATCGGGGTACGCAAAAACTTTGACGCCGCCGAGGTATGTGTAATTAACCGAGGAGCCGACCCGATTACGCAATTGAGGGTCGCAATATTCGATACGGACTATGACGGCACAAAGTTAGCCGACACCACAGTTTACGTAAGCGTTGCGCCCGGCGAAACAAAGTATATCGCCGTTCCGTTCGGTCAAACAATCGCCAACGCTGACGGTAAGGTTTTGTTTTTAATGTATTGGTGCAACCAATATGTAGTCCGCCGAGGGTACAACGGAACGTATCCATATTTACCGGATAATGGATACCAATTAGACAGATACTCCACAAATGGAAATATGACGGAAACGTACGCCGTATCAGTTGGCGGAGCCCCGTTTTATTTCCGTGTCGGGATTATAAAAAATAATTACGTATTGAACGACGACCAAATAGCGGATATTGCAAGCCGTATCGGGGTAACGCCGCCCGACCTGGTAAATATCAGTTTGCCAGATACGATAAACGCCATTGTCGGGGATACCTTGCAATTGTTTTTCCGTGGAATGATACAAGCGGTTGACCCTTACAAATACGATATATTGGTTACGTGTTCAAAGGGCAACAAATACCCCCGTTATTTCCAATATACGCCGACCGTGGCGGACGTGGGAACAACGACTTTTACCGTTACCGTTAAGGACGACGACCGTAACGTTTTGGCGTCGAAAACGTGCCAATTGGTTACACGTAACGTTGTGCAATCCCCGGCGGCAAATCTTAACGTCGCTTGTTTCGGGGATAGCCTTACGGCGGCGGGTACATGGTGCGCCGAGGCTAACAGGCGATTGACCGGAACCGGAGGAACCCCGGCGGGGAAAGCGTTAACCAATATTGCCTTTGTCGGTTCCAAACAGAACGGGACAACGGGATATTTCGGCGTTGGCGGTTGGACGTGGGAAAGTTATACACAGCAAGGGCGACCCGCATACAGGTTCCAAGTAACGGGCGTAACGTTGTTATCAGTTGGGGCGGTATATACCAACAACGGGAATACGTTTACCGTTATGGAGGTCAATGTTACAGGCGGTACGGGTAATATCCTTTGTTCTGTTACAGCGTTGACGCCCGCACCGTCCGCAAGTGGTACGCTAACCAAGTCAAGCGAAACCGGGGACGCAACGATTACTTATACAAGTGTTGCGCGGGATACGCAAAACCCGCTTTGGGATTGGGATAACAACAAAATGTCGTTCATACCTTACGCCAACGCCGTTGCCGGGGGTAAAATAGACGTTGTTTATACGCTGTTATCGTGGAACGAACAAACGCCCGGTCGTACTGATTTTACAAGCGTGTTGAACCAAATAAAAATATTTGCCGACACGTTACACGCCGAGTTCCCAAACGCCAAATTAAAAATTATGGGGGTTCAGGTTCCGAGCGTCCGGGGCGGTATGGGTGCGAATTATGGCGCAACCGGAACGTCTTACGCCGACGGTTACGGTATGGTTGTTACGGCATTGAACCAAAACGACGCATACCAAGAATTTGCGAACCGCCCGGAATATTCCGGTTTTGTGGAGTTTGTGAACGTATCTGCCGAGTTCGACACCGAATATAATATGCCGCACGCCGACCGTGCCGTTAATACCCGAAATACCGGGGTTACTGAATGGGTCGATACGAACGGCGTACACCCCGACAACAACGGGTATTTATCAATTGGCGATGTTTGTTTCCGCAATTTCGTTGCGAATTTTTGCCAATAACCATTAACCAAAGGGAGGACGGGAAACCGTCCGCCCTTTAATCATTAAAGATATGGATAAACTTTTTACATGGGAACAATGGCGTATGATATTCGCCACGTCGTTAAGTCCTATTTTAGCCTATTTAACCCCAACGGCGGGTTTTGTGCACGCATTAGTCATTATGTTTGCTTTCAATATTTGGGCTGGTATGCGGGCGGACGGTGTAAGTGTAAGGCATTGCAAAAACTTTCGATTTAGTAAGTTTAAGAATGCGTTGGCGGAATTGCTTTTGTACGTGAGTATCATACACGTAATTTATTCCGTTATGCTGCATTGTGGCGATAATGAAGCCGCCAAAGTCGTAATTAAATCGCTTACTTATGTTTTTATGTATGTGTATTTGCAAAACGCATTTCGCAACCTTATTAAAGCATATCCCACAAAGATTGCGTTGCGTATTATTTACCACGTTATCCGGTTGGAGTTTACACGGGTATTGCCGGGATATTGGCAACCGATAATTGAGAGATACCAACAGGAACATGATAGCGATATTATTAATGATAAAGAAAAGGAGGGCGAACAATGAACCAAACAGAGATTTTAAAGTATTTGGAGGAACAAAAAACAACCCGGACGATTACGGATTTGATTGTACATTGCACCGCAACCAAGCCCGGCGCAAAAGTCAACGTTGATATTATCGACGGTTGGCACAAGGAACGGGGATTTAAGAAGCAACCCCAAAGCGGGCGAATTTGCGGTTATCATTTCGTTGTATTGCCGGACGGGACGATTGAAACCGGGCGTTATCTTTCCGAAATTGGGGCGCACGTTTCCGGGCAAAATTCCCGGTCTATTGGCATTTGTTACGTTGGGGGATTGGATGCCAACGGCAAAGCATCCGACACACGGACGCCGGAACAAAAGGAGGCGTTATTGTGGTTGCTTATGCGTTTAGTCGTTATGTTCCCGGACGCAACGATTAAGGGACACCGGGATTATTCCCCGGATTTGAACGGCGACGGCATTATTGAGCCGTGGGAGTATATCAAAGAATGCCCGTGTTTTAATGCGGCAATTGAATATAACAATGTTTGAGTATGAAAAAGTATATAATATTGGCGGCAATCATTATGGCGGTTGCCGCCGCCTTTTGGTTCCAACAAAAGCGCATTAATAATTTGACCGTCGAACGGGACAAATACCGGAGCAATACCGAAATACTATTGCAGGACGTCAAGACGTACCAAACGAAAGACAGTTTGAACGCAATCAAAGTCGGGAATTTGGAGTTGTCATTGGCGGAATACAAAAAGTACCGGGCGGACGATTTGGCGTTGATAAAGACGTTGCAGGCAAAGAACCGGGATTTGGAACGGGTTACAACAACCCAAATGGAAACGATAAACGAATTAAGGGCGAACGTCCGGGATAGTATTGTATATTTGCCCGGCGACACGGTTACGACCGTATTACGTTGTATTGATATTGTGGAACCGTATTTTGAGTTGCACGGATGCACAACGCCCGCCGGGGTATTTACCGGGACGCATATAAACCGGGATAGTCTGTTGATAGCGGAAACGGTGCAATATAAACGTTGGTTAGGTTTTTTATGGAAAACAAATAAAATCAAAAATCGGCAAATTGATGTAGTTAGCAAAAACCCCGCAACAAAAATATTAGGGGTTGAGTTCATAACCATAGAAAAGTAATAAACCGGGGGTTGTAACAAGGCGTTGCAACCCCTTTTTCTATTGAGCCATTTTTAGCCCGTTTCCGGGCATTTTATTTCAAAGTGGATAATTTACCCGTCCCGCTTGCAAAATCGCTTAAATCGAAAATTCCAAGAAAATAACTTCTTTGGAACCAAAAACAAAACTTTTTGCAGTTTAAGCCAAAAATAAAAGATAAAACCTTTGGTAATTAAAATAAAGGTTGTATATTTGCATCATCAAGCAAGAACGACCGGGCGTTTTCCTGGAAAATAGAGAGCGAAACAATATGAATACTCAAAGCATTTATAACGGATTAGATTACACAACAAAAGAGATTAACCGCAATTTCAAAATCAAGGTAAACGGAATTGTAAACGGCAAAAAGGTTAATGTATTGGTTGGCGTGTCCGGTTTAATAAAGATTGTCGGCGACATTAAGTTAGTCAATCGCTTGTTAAAACGTGCTTTCAATTGTTACGGCGACAAAGAGGTTTGCAAATTGCGCCGAGGCGTTAAAATCACTTTCTATTATCATTAAACAACGACGGGGCGTTTTCCCCAAAACATTCATGGCGAACACACGCCAAACAAAAGCAGGATATTAATAACCCGCCGGGGGAAACCCCGGCACAATAACAACAATATGGCAAAGTACATTTTAGTTAAGAAAGTAAAGGGAAAGAAATACGAGTACCAAGTTATTGACGCCGATAGTAAGGCGATTGTATCAAAAAGAACGTCCGCCCGTGAATATGTGGCGTGTACCGCCGACGGTTCGTTTTATTTCGGGCGTTTGGATTTAATCGGGAAAGGCGACCACGGCAAAAGATTGAGCCATATGGCGGCAATATTGGCAAACCCGGAGGCGGCATATAAAAAACAAGTTGCATACTTTACGCCGGATTATCGGAGTAAATGGATAGCCGAGAACCCCGCCGAACAATGGATTGCCCGCAACGTTGAGTATGCAAAAAAGGAAAAGGAAAGGTTGGACGCAATCGCATATTTACAGTAATAACAAGCCGGGGGCGCAATCCCCCGGCATAACCATTTAGAGCGATGAACAAAACGAAACGTTACCGATTAAGTCAAGATATGTATAAGATAATCCAAAATGCAAACGGCGGGTTATTTTTGCTTTATACCCGGCACAATCCCGGCGATTTGTTGAACCTATTGTTAGACGGCAACGATATTGGGTTGATGTGCCGAGTTGAGAGCCGACACGACCAATATTATAAATATTGCAAAGTAATAACAGATAAAAAATAAAGATATGAATGTATTAAGTTTATTTGATGGTATGAGTTGCGGACAAATTGCGTTACAACGTGCTAATATTGATTATTGTAATTATTTTGCATCTGAAATAAACAAACAATCAATCAGTATAACACAACGCAACTTCCCAAATACAATACAAATCGGCGATGTGCAAAAAGTGAGTTATAAAAACGGAATTTTGTCAACTGAAAACGGAATATTTGAAATTGGAAAAATTGATTTATTAATTGCCGGTTCCCCGTGTCAAGGTTTTAGCAAGGCGGGTAAAGAATTGAACTTTAATGATGAAAGGAGTAAATTGTATTTTGATTTTATACGAATATTAAAAGAAGTACAACCAACATGGTTTTTATTGGAAAATGTAAAAATGAAAACAGAGTTTTCGGATATAATAACCGAGCATTTGGGAGTTAATCCAATATTGATAAATTCCCGTTTGGTTTCAGCACAAGACAGAAAAAGGCTTTATTGGACTAACATAAAAGGAGTTGAGCAACCAAAAGATAAAAATATTTCGTTTCAAGATATTGCCCCCGGTTGGTTTTGTGGTTGTATGCGTGGACGTCGTGTTTTGAATAATAGGCGTTGCGATTATAACAAAAATGTACCAATTGAACAATACATTGAAAATCGAAAAGATAATAAAACTAATTGTTTAACAACGGTAACAAAGGATAATGTTGCAGTACGAACAAAACAAAGGTTCATAAAAATAACAGAAATTGAATACCGATATTTGACGCCAAATGAATATGAATTGTTGCAAACAGTCCCAATAGATTATACGGCTGGTATTTCAGATAGCGCACGCCGCACCATGTTGGGAGAGGGTTGGACGGTTGATATTATTGCACACATATTTAGATATATAAAAAATACCCCCGGCAATCCGTAAGGACAACCGGGGGCGGTACGCAGTAACCGAGAGCGATGTTTGAGGTTATGCGGTGCAACAAAATTAGTGCTTTTTATCTGTATTACAAGCGTCCAACGTGAACAAATAAAACTTTCAAAGGTTTTGTTTTTGGTAATATAGATTTTATTTGTACTTTTGTAGAAACAAAAACCCACCGGGGGAGTACCCGGCAAAGATATGAGAATAAAAGAGAGCGATTTATTAAAGAGATTGGCGACCGATAGCGGGAAAACAGCCAACCAAGTTGCCGAAATTATCATTTCGGAATTACTCAAAAACAAAGTTATTGAGGACACCCCGGACAATTGGGGCGTTTCCGTTTTCGATGCAATAAACGAGGACGTAACCGAGGAACAAACCGCCAATTGTTATGCGGCAATTTCCGAGGCGTTGGGCGTATATCTGAAACGGGTATATTTCATTGTACCGGATTTGGATTTAATGGGTAACGACGATTGCCCGGAGTGCGGCGGCGAAATGGAAGTTACCGACGGGGAATATAAACAGACCGGAGGCGACGGATATTTGACCCCGCCGGAATATACCGCAATTTGGGAGGAAATGACGTGTACGCATTGCGGACACAAAGAGAGCAACGAACCGAGTTATTAACAATAAAAAAATGGCAGAAATGACGAAATTAAGAGTAAACGAGGCAATCGCACGGGCGCAAACCGCCGGAATTAAAGTTTATAAAAAAGAGGTTGCCGCCCGTTTATGGGAGGGACGCACCGAAAGCGCACAACAAGTTAATATGACTAACTTATGTAACGGTACGACCAAACAGATACGCCCGGAATGGGTTGTTATCATTTGCGAAATGTGTAATTGCACCCCTAATTATTTGTTTGGATATGAAGAATAACGGGTTACAATGGTTTGAACGTATGGCGGACGTTATGTTTTCCGATAGGTTCCAAGCGAAAGCGATTATTTCGACGTTTGGAACGTTGGGCGTTGTTTGTCTGATTGGCGCATTGTGGAACCCGTGGCAATTGATGTTTGCGGGTATGTGTGCCGTAATGGTATTATGTGGATTTTCAGAATTAAAAAAGAGTAGAAAATGAGAGCGAACAAAAAGAAACCGGAAAACCCGGTACAAAAGACAGTCGAAAATTTGGGAGCCGTTCCCGCCGACCAATTCCCGGAAATTACCGAGGAACAACAGCAAATAATCCCCCCGTTTGAAGCGGTCGAGGTTGAGCAACCAACCGGAATATTTGAGATATTGCCGGGCATGACGGTTGAGGAAATGACGGCAATGTTTTTTGATGAAAAAACGTTGATTGAACCCCCGTATAAGGTTTGGCAATTAAATAGTAAGGGACACCGCTATTATTACCGATATGACGACAACGGGAACCCGGAGTTTTTCCCGTCGGTTACAACGATATTGTCCCAAACGTTACCCAAAGCCCCGCACTTAATACAATGGATTGCCAACAAAGGCATTGAGGAAGCGGAACGATACAAAGGCGAACGGGCGGCGTATGGTACGTTTATGCACGCCGCATTTGAGGAATTATTAATTAACCGGGCTTATGATTTGGACGGGTTGAAAGGAAAACTAAAGGAATATATAGAGGTTTACCGATTGCCGGACGACTTTATTTATTACGCCGACGACTTGAAAAAGGACGTATTGGCGTTTGCTCAATTCGTATTAGATTACGACGTTCGCCCGTTGGCGGTTGAAATTGCTTTAGTGCATCCATATTACAAGTATGCCGGAATGATTGATTGCCCGTGTACCATGTTGGCAAAGATAGGCGGCGACGAACGTATTAACGCAATCGTCGATTTTAAGAGCGGACGCAAAGGATTTTACGAGGAAAGCGAGATACAATTAGGGATGTACCGGGATATGTGGAACGTCAATTTTGAGCAATTCCCCGTTACCCGTATTTTCAATTTCAGCCCGAAAGATTGGCGCAAACGTCCGTCGTACAATCTGAAAGAACAAACGGATAGCCCCAATATACGGAAAATCCCGTATCTGTTAGAAATTGCAGCCATTGAGGACGAAAAGAAAGATAATACGTTTACGTCGGTTAATGGTATGGTTTTATTGGATAATGCACCCGATTTGACGCAAAACGTAATATCCTTATCGTTGGCGGAATTGATTAAAACTAAAGCCCCAAAGGAGCCGACCCCGGACGAAAATATGGACGCCGCCGAGAAAGTCAAGGCGGATGCACCGGAACCGGAAAAGGAGCCAAAGAAAACAACCATTGTTAAACGTGCGCCCAAAAAGGCAAAGGAGGCGGAAAAGAAAGCCGCCACGGGCAAAACGACCGCAAAGCGAGGTAATACCACGGAAAAGAAAGTAAAGCCCGCAAACGAGCCTAAAAAGCCCAAAAATGAAAGTAGAAAAAAGATGTTGAACGACGACCCCGAAATTTGATTGAGATATGAAAGGAAGAATAAAACGACCGGAGGCGCAACAATCCCGTTTAATATTGCCCCGTGTCGGTCAAATAAAAATCGGTATGAAAAACGCAAACGGTTATCCGCAAAGCGTTGATTACTTCATACCAACGGGAAAGTATGCCGGGTTATTTACGCAAGCATACGGCGAAAAGCCGCAAACAATACAAATTGTTTTCCCGGACGACGACCCGGCAAAAGTATGTAACGAGCGTTACGAATACCGGGACGACGACGGGCGATTGATTGCGGCGGGCGATGGCGACACTTTCCAAGTATGGGACGGAAAGAAATACGAAACATTGACAACGGAGAAATACCCAAACTTAATGCAGTCGATAACGAAGCGTTACCCGAACAAAAAGAGCCGCCAACCCGATTGCGACGGTTGGGAGGTTACATTAACGCTAAACTTTATTGTTCCGTTGGTTCGTGGGGTTGCCGGGGTTTGGCAATTCGCCACAAAAGGCACGGCGTCCACAATTCCGCAAATTCGGGAAACGTTCGACGGTATGTTAGCGGAACGGGGATTTTGCAAAGGCATTATCTTTGATTTGAACGTACAATTTGCCACAACTCAAAAGCCGGGAGACCGTTCCCGCTTTCCTGTTGTCTCGTTGGTTCCTAATGAAAGTGCGGATAATGTTTTGAAAGTGCGCAAAGCGTGGGAACCTGCAAAGCAATTGGATAATGAATAAAAAATGCTATATTTGCGTCGATAAAACAAACGACTACCACCGTTTGCAAAGTATTGCTAATTTATTTAGCGCAAAGCCCGTTTTCCGGTGTGTGGTAGCCCGGATTGCGGGCTTTTATATTTTAATTATGGATTTTATTATAAAAAACAAATGGATTAACGAATTGCATTTGAAAGGTAATAAGTTAATGTTGTATGCAATGATACACGCCTATTGTGTTAGATATGGCGAGTATTCAAAGGGTATTTTGTATTTATCCAAATGTTTAGGGATAAATAAAAGCACTGTAATTGATTGCCTTAAATGGTTATGCGAAAAAGGATTATTAATAAAATCAGTTCAGCCCATAGCAGAACCGGATGTTTATAAAATATCAATATTATGAAATACACGATATTAATAAACCAATATGCCGCCGTTAATAGCGGTTTAGATTTAGATTTAATAGATTTGGCGATTTTTGATTTTATAAAAGATTTCGCCAATTGTGCAAGTTGCGTTAAGATGCACACCCCGGAGGGAATATATTTTTGGATTTCCCACAAGTTAATATTGGAAGCAATGCCGTTATTGAATATAAAGACAAGTCAAGGCATGATAAAGCGTATTGATAATTTGATTAAAGCCGGAATTTTACAAAAACATCCTAATTGCGAATTGTATAACAAAACTCTGTATTGTTTTGGTGAAAATTACGAGTTACTAACATTTACCGAAAAGGCAGCAAGGATATTAACCGGAGTTGATACCCCTAAACAAAAGTTGATACCCCCCCTAAACGAAAGTTTAGGGGTACCCATAAACGAAAGTTTAGGGTATAATAGTAATAATATAGATAATACAATAAATGATAATGAGAATACCCCCAACAACAATGTTGTCGGGAAATTATTCCCGGAAGAACAAAAGGTTGAGGAACCAAAGGAGAAAAAAACGTTATTCCGTAATTCCGCCGTTTACAAAATGGTTAAATTTGAAAACGGCGTTGGTGTGGATTATTCAGAGTTTGAAAGTAAGTTTTCGACCCCGGAATTTGAAAAGGTCGATTTGGTTTATTACTTTCACACGGTTAGCGATTGGAGCGACCAAAAGAATATGAAGCGCACTAAAAACGGTTGGTTGGCGACTGTCCGCAATTTCATACGGGGAGACGTCGAAAAGAAAAAGTTGCATTTAAAACCCGAATACAAAGCCCCAACGCAAAGATTGAACGTTGCCGGGGCTATTGAGTATTTGAAAGATAATTATTAACATGGAAGCATTACCCGAAAAGACAAACGGATTGCCACAAACATTGCCCGAAAAACGACAATCCGCCGCCGTTTTGCTTTATAGTGGAACGGCAAAAGCAATTGAGGTGCGCCGGGCGATGGTTGAATTACCGGAAGTTGCCAAAGCATTAACCCCGGTCGAAAAGTATATTTTCGTGGCGTCCACAAAAAAACAGATTGCCGAGATTGACGACGAAACGTTGATTGCCAAAACCGGGCAAATGTTCCGGTTTATTGCAATGGACGTCGGGTATATAATCCCGACCAATTCGGAAGATTGGACGTACATTTGTACCCGGTTGTTGGATATACTCAAAAAATACTATTCGCAAATAACATTGGCGGATATTAAGTTAGCATTTGAATTGGCGACAACCGGAGAGTTGGACGAATTTTTGCCACGTGATAGTCAAGGGAACCCGGATAAAAAGCATTACCAGCAATTCAATGCCGATTACTTTGCAAAGATATTGGGAGCGTATCGAAAAAAACAAAATGAAGTGATAGGAAAAGCGTATAATGCGTTGCCCGAACCAAAAAAGGAAATGACGCCGGAGCAAAAGAGATATTACCACAACCGCAGGGAGGCAAGAAACAGAATTGTTTTTTTGCAATACAAATACACCGGGAAAATATCATTTGAATTTGGCGACGAAATGTTTTTGTATGATTGGTTGTTGAAATTTGGATTTGCTGACGAAGTGGAGGCAACCGAGGACGACAGAAAACAAGCATTTGCAAAATATATGCACCGTGCGGCAATTGGAATGGTAAACCAATATACGGCGTTCAACGTCCGGAGAAAAGGAATTGACAGCCCGGAAATTGATTTTACGGCGTATGAGGTTGCCCGGAAAAAGGAAATAATACGGGCGTTTGACCGTATGATTGCGGAGGAAATACAGATTGATAACTATTTATTTTTTATATGAAATTATGGAATGGGAAGAAAAAGTAAAATTGGCGAAAGCATTAAACACCGGAAACAATAAGGAAGCGTGCCAAATTATACTAAAAAATGAAATGGATATGCAGGCGTGGGATATGTTTCTGACGGGCATGGATTTAAGACAATATGAAGATTATAGACCTTTATTGTCTAAAATAAGAGAAAACGAAAAAGATATATGCCAAAATTTGGGAATAAGAGAGGTTTTGAGAATGAATACACTAATAGTGGAATTGGAGGCAGAAAATGAAAATTGATTGTATAGTATGAATTGAAACAAAAATAATTATATTTGCAACGGGGATAGGTCGGAGTAGCTACCGACCGAAAGAGCAAGCCAACAGCCCGTCCCCGTTTCTAATTTGTTGGCAGTTCTTAAAAGTTGGCAATTATGGAAAATGAGATTTGGAAAGATGTTCCCGGATATGCAGGGACATATCAAGTTAGTAATTTTGGGCGTGTAAAGTCTTTGCGTAAAGTATTAAAAGCGGGTTTAAGGAAAGGATATTTATATATTTCTTTGAGAAACAAGAAATTTAATATTCATAGACTTGTAGCGATAGTATTTATACCAAATCCGGGAAATTTACCGGAGATTGACCATATAGACGGAAACCCATTAAACAACAATGCTAATAATCTGAAATGGGCTACAAGACAGCAAAATGAATTAAATCCAATAACAAGAAGTAGAATTTCAAAAAGTCTGAAAGGACGTAATATTTTATGGAAAGAAAAAATATCTAAAACACTGAAAGGTAGAAATGAAGAATTACACCCAAGGAGTATAAAGGTTTATCAATATTCAAGGGATAATGTATTTATTAAATCATATCCAAATGCTCAAATTGCATCAAAGGAAACACACATTCCACAATCAAATATAAATAGATGCGTAAATAATAAATTAAAAAGTGCAGGAGGTTATTTATGAAAAAAAATATAAGAATTTCATCAGTAGTTGGAATTGACCCCGGAACAAATGGGGGTATAGTAACATGGCGACCAAACCACAATATAACCGCCATAAAAATGCCGGAGGATATAAACGACATAAGAGATTATTTGAATCATTTGAAAACAATATGTTCGCCAATTGTTTTTCTTGAAAAACTAAGTGTGCGCCCGGATGATATAACGCCGGGTGCCGATGGCGTCAATATGGGCAAATTGTATCGCATACAAAAAATGCTTGCAAATTTTGAACAGCTAAAAGCAACCATTGCGGTTTGCGATGTTCCGTTTGTCATGGTACACCCTATGAAGTGGCAAAACGACTTGAAATTGCGAGCAAGGACGACCCGGAAAAAGGAGGAAAAGAACGAGCGAAAGCGCAGATACAAGGAAATTGCCGGGAATTTATACCCGGAGTTGAAACCGACATTGTGGAACGCCGATGCAACGTTGATAATGCACTTTGGACGGTACATTTTGCACAACAAACCCCGTTGGGTTTTGGAGAATTTGCCCGCCCCGATGCACGACCGTTTGTTTTAAGCCCCGTATTTCGATTATTTTGTTTGAATGGGTAAAAGTATGGCAGACGACGACAAAGCCCCGCAAATCGAAAATCCCGAAAAAATAACGGCAAAAGAGTTGGCGGAAATGGTAAAGCAGATGCGGCACAACCAACGACGTTGCCAAAGGAACCCAACCCCGGAAAAGTTGGCGACGTTGGAGCGTTGGGAAAAGGAGGTTGACGCCGTGGTTGCGGTTCTGACAGATACACAAATGAAATTGTTTTGATTGTTCCCGGTACGACATTACGCCGTATCGGGAATATTTTTTTTGCCGCAAATACAAAATAAAAGATAAAAGTTTTGGTAATTAAAATATTTACCGTATTTTTGTGGCATGAAATAACAACGACCGGGCGTTTTCCCGGTAACGCTAAAAGATAAAAGCAATGAGAGCAAAAACAACAATCAGCGATTTCCGGTTTGAATTTGCCGGGTATGGACATTACAAAGTAACTTACACGTCGCCCGTTACGGGTAAAAGTTGGACGGCAAAAACAAATGATATGCCGTTAATTGATGCGACAAAGAACGCCGACGACCCCAAACGTTGCGATTTGGAAACCCTTAAACGAGTTTGCAAAAATGGATAAGGACGAATTTGGTGCCGTTCGTCATGTAATGACGGCAAAAGAGTTGGACGACCTGTATAAGCGTTTGGAAAACTTTATTGCCGATTGCACCCGGTCGGAGGTTGACGCCAACCGGGATGCGCTTAAAAAGGTGCAAAGCATGATACACCAAAGAATGAGATTAACAAACAAATAAGTAGTAACCGCCGTGGAAAACCCCGGCATAAAAGAGCGAAAAAATGATTATCAAAAAGTTAGAGTTGTTGAATTTCCAAGTAATTAAGGAGTTCAACGCAGATTTTGAGGGTAATGTATATTTCATTACCGGGGACAATGAGTTGGGAAAATCCACGCTATTAAAGGCAATCGGGGCGTTGTTGACCGGGAACCGGGACGCCGTGTTGCGCAATGGCGAAGACAAGGGGTTTGCCAAAATGGTTGTCGGCGACGACGGCGAGGAATACGACGTTGAATTGCGGTTTACCAAAGCCAACCCCCGTGGTACATTATCAATCAAACAGAAAACAACCGGGATGCGGTCGGATAACGTAAGTATGTTGCAAAAGGTATTCGGATATACGGATTTTGACGCCGTGGAGTTTTCCCGGTGGTCTGAAACCGCCGAGGGTCGCCGGAAGCAAGTGCAATATGTCCGGGCATTGTTGCCGGAGAATGTGCAAAAACGTATTGCCGAGATTGACGCCGAGGTTATGACCGTTAAGGAGAAAAGAAAGGACGCCAACGCCGAGGTCAAGACGTACACGACCATTTGCGCCAACGCCGAAAGGCAGTTGAAACCGGGCGACGTCAAAACGTATGCCGAGAAAATCGACATTGCCGATTTAATGGAGGAACAAAACGAGAACGCCCGGTTGATTGAGAAAGCGAAAACCGTGCGTACCGCATTGCAAACCCGGACGGAACAATTGGAGGCAATCCCCGGTCGTATCAAAGCCGCCGAGGAAACCAAGAATACAGAGATTGACGCCGCAATAAAGTATGAGGCGGAAGCCCAAGCCGAATACGACCGGATTGTTGCCGAGGCAAAAAAGGCATTGGAGGCGGCAAAGAAAAAGAGCAAAGCGGATGCGAAAGCCGCCGCCGACAAATACGACGAAACATTGGCGCAAATCCAAACGGATAAAGCCGATTACGAAACCCGTAAGAACAACGCCGCCGCATGGTTGGCAAGGTACGAGGAAAACAACCCGGAGAATTTGGATACAGCCGAACGCCTCAAACAAGCCGAGGAACACAACAAAATAAATGCGTTGGTTGTGGACTATCTGACGAAGAAAAAGCAAAAGGACGCCGCCGAAAAGGTCGCCCAAACCCACGAAAAAAAGTTGTCGGATTTGCTCAAAGAGCGGGAAACCCTTATTGCGAAATCGGAATTGCCGATTGCCGGGTTGACGTTCACGGACGACGGGTTGGAGTTAAACGGCGTGCCGTTCGTCGCCGGGAAAGTGTCGGATAGTCAGATAATGGAGGTTGCCGCAAAATTGATTATTGCAAGCAATCCGACCGTTAAGGTATTCCGCATTGCAAGGGGCGAAAGTTTGGGCGCAAAACGTCTGCAATCCCTTATCGAATTAGCCCGGAAAGAAGGGTATCAAGGATTTATTGAGGAAGTCAAGCGAGGACAGGACGATTTAATTATTGAGGAATACACGGAAAACGAATAATAACCGGGGGCGGGCTTTCCGTCCCCTTAAAATCTAAAACAATGGCATATACATTGAACGATAATTTGAAACGTTGGGCGGAACAATACGAAACCGCCGAGTTTATCCAATCCGACCCGGTGCAAATCCCGCACCGTTACGATAGTCGGGTAAATATTGAGATTAGCGCATTTGTTACGGCGTGGATTGCGTGGGGTTCCCGCAAACAGATAATCCAAAAGGCGGATTTTATCGACCGGGAAATTTTCAAGGGTGCGCCGTATCATTACATTGTTGGAACCGATACGCAGGGAACCGCCCCGGAATGGAAGCAATACAAAGGCAGTAAAGAGAATTTTTATAGAACGTTTACATACGCCGATTTCCACGACCTTTGCGCCCGCTTGTTTGACGTATATAGTAAGTTTGAGAACATGGAAAAGGCATTGCAAGCGCAACCGGGCGGGCGTCCGTTGGAACAATTGCAACGTCTTTTCGGCGATGTTAAGGGCGTGCCGGATATGGAAACGAAAAGCGGTTGCAAACGCTTATGTATGTTTTTGCGTTGGATGTGCCGCCACGGTTCCCCGGTTGACTTTGGATTGTGGACGATTTGCGACCCCCGTAATTTAATCATTCCATTAGATACCCACGTACATAAACAGGCATTGCGGTTGGGGCTTGTAAAACGTCGGACGCCGGATTTGCAAACAGCCATTGAGATAACCGACCGTTTCGCCGAGATATTCCCGGACGACCCAACAAAGGGGGATTTTGCGTTGTTCGGTTATGGAGTGAATAACGGTAAGGTTGCACCCGTTACGACGGAACCGGAGCCGGGCGAATTTGTTGTTGCATTTGCAAAAGTATTGGATAAGCGGGAAACGAAGTTATCACGGGCGGAACGGGACGTTATCCATACAATCGGAATGACAGCGTTTAATAAGACAATGAAAAAATTAATAGCCGATGAAAAAGCGAGAAATAACAGCGACGGGAACAATAAACAATAACGGCGGGTTGGCAATGTATATGGGGGAATTAAACGAGTTTTTCAAGGGTTGGAAAGGTTCCCGCATTATTGCCCGGTTTATTGTAGCGTCCCCCGGTTCGTCCGAGGCTTTGAAAGGGTATTATTTCAACTATGTTGTACCGACGTTTAAGCACGCAATTTGGGAGGCGGGCGAACGTCTTACAGAGGAACAAACCGAACGACGTTTGCGGGAATTTTCCCCTATTATGTACGTTGAACGGGTCAACGAGGAAACGGGGGTATATTCCCACGATTTGCGCACCGTGGCGGATTTATCAAACGCCGAGTTAATCGAACATATCGAAACGCTCAAACAGATAGCCGCCGAGGAATACAATACATTTATTGACGACCCTAAAACCCTATAATATGCCCGCTTGCAAATGTACCGAAAGAAAGAAACCTGCCAACCAACGTAAATGGCGCATATTGCAATACAAATGCAATCATTCGGCGTTTAATGGTTGGCGGTATCAACGAAGCGATTACAGCGCAATAACTTGTTTGCGTTGCCGGATGGTTTGGAGAACAAAAGCAAATTATGTTGAACAATTGCCCCGATATTCAGAGGGCGAACAATTAAATTTTGATAATGGAATTAACAGATAAAACCCCGATGCCGCAAGGTAAATTTAAGGGGCAACCGATGGAAAACGTACCGTATTGGCATTTGCTTTGGTTAGAGAACCAACCATATTGCCGCAAAGATGTAAAACAATATATTGAGGAAACCGGGACGTTTTGGAGTTGGAGAAAAAGCGGGATAAATACCGCAATGAGAGCGAAAGTAATAATTAACGATTTAATGATTTAAGGTTATGCAAAAATTTGAATTAAAAGACATTTGTTTCTTTGATTGTGAAACAACCGGGGTTCCGGCAAAGGGTTTGAAATGGGATGCGGATTTTGAGCAATTCCCGCACGTCGTACAATTAGCATGGTCGTTGGGCGACAAAGAAAAAAGTTATATAATCAAGCCGGACAATTACGAGATACCCCCGGAAACAACCGCAATACACGGTATAACAACCGAACGGGCAATTAAAGAGGGCGTACCATTTGCCGAGGTTGTGGACGAATTTTTAGCGGATGCAAACGCCGCCCCGCTTGTATGTGCGCATAA